AACGGACTCAAGTGCGAAATGTGGCATCACGCAAGCTGCATTCAAGGAGAAGCCGGCGAGCTTTTCGATGCTGTGAAAAAGCATATTATCTATAACGCAGAACTCACCGATGAAATGAAATACAGCGTTATCGAGGAACTTGGCGATCTCGAATTCTATATGGAAGGTTTGCGTCAGGCTTTCGATATTACGCGGCAGGAGACGCTTGACCACAATGCCACCAAGCTCGCCAAACGCTACGGCGATAAATACAGCGACCAATCAGCACAAGTCCGAGCCGACAAGAAAGAAGTTCCAAAAGAATATAAGACACTGAGCTAATCTGGAATTAACGCTTGCATGGTTCCTGATTTTATTGTACCATGCAAGCGTTAACCCAACGAGAGGAGAAATGGTGTCAATTCCCGAACATACCGTTACCATGGACGATGTCGCCGTATGGTACAAGGCGAAAGCAGAACTCGCCAAATGGAAGGCTCGCGAAGCCCTTCTAAGGCCTGTTATCTTCAGACACTTCTTTCCAGCAGCGGAAGAAGGCACGAATACTTTCATCATGCCGGATGGCTATCAGATGAAAGGCGTTCGCGTTATCAGCCGCGAAGTCGATCCTGGCGCTTTGGAATCTCTTCAAGAGCAGTTCCGCGCTAAGAACATTAGCTCGGATAAGTTCATCAAACGTAAACCCGAACTAATCGTCGCTGAATACCGTAAGTTTACTGCGGAAGAGCTTTTGCTCATCGACCAGGCCCTAATCATAAAGGATGGCATGCCGGGTCTGGATATCAAACCGCCATCCACATCCAAAGCGAGGAAATAAAATGAACGCTGATGGAAGAAAGAAGTTGGAGGAAGCCAAGACCAAGCTCGAAGAGGCAAAGCAGATCATCACCGACATCGGGCAGGAGGAACAGGATAAGTTCGATAACTTGTCCGAAGGCCTCCAAGCTGCCGAGAACGGGCAGAAGATGGAAGAGACAGCTGGCGCCCTTTCGGAGCTAGCAAACGATATCGAAAATCTTGTCGACACTCTATCGTCGGCAATGGAGTAGGAATGTACGCCGCCACCGTTCTAGTCGATGCTTCTTGGTGTCCAGACACCGGCGCTGCCGGTTACGGCTATTGGATTGCATCGGATCGAGGAAAGATCGGTGGCGGCCATCCTATGAAAGGCAAGCTATCGAGCAGTAACATTGCCGAGATGCAGGCTGTCTGTAGCGCTCTATTCATTGTACAGCAAATCGGCTATCTTCTACCTACCGAGCGAGTATTAATTCAGACTGACAGCGAGGCAGCAATTCAGGCGTTTATGAAGAAGCGAGAAGTTTCGATAGACTGTGAAAAGCATGCAGTCAAAGTCTATCAAAACCTCTCACGAGGGATTGAAGTTAACTTTCGTCACATCAAAGGACATACTAGTCGTGGCGAACCACGCTATCTGTCAAATAAACATTGCGATAGACAGGCAAAACGTGCGATGGCACAAGCACGAAAGGAACTTCATGAAATCGAAACTAACTCCACGAGGAAAGCCTCGAGGAAAGCCTAATCTTAACGGCTGGAATCCCAATCAAAAATCAATGCCAGAAAAATCTGGTAAAGTATGGATTGAATTTTGTGCATGGTGGATAAAAGCCGATATAGGTGATAATCGCCGTGCCGATTGTTGGCGCGCATTTCATGTCGGATTTACACACAAGATGAGAGAATTATGAAACCAATGCTCGCCAGTCCTGCAAAGGACATCACATTCCCAGTCTATGCTAGTCCTAAGATTGATGGCATTCGTGCATACGTTCAAAATGGCGCGCTCTTATCCCGCAGTGCCAAATTGATTCCGAACCGTTATGTTCAGGACACACTCGGCAAGCATGTCCTCAACGGTGTCGATGGCGAACTTTGCGTCGGTCCATCCAACCATCCGAATTTGATGCAACGCACTACAAGTGGATGCATGTCGTTTGATGGTCAGCCAGAATTTACCTATTGGATTTTCGATGTCTGGGGAATGTCCGAACATCCGTTCGAAGAACGTCTTCAATATTTGAATAGCAACATTCTAGCAAATTATTCCTATCTTCATGAACTACACAAAAACAATCAAATTCAATTCTTAAAACAAATGCTAATCATGAACGAAGAAGTTCTTAACGCCTTCGAAGAAAAATGTCTTGCCGAAGGCTACGAAGGTATTATGGTTCGTAGTCCTCATGCCAAATACAAGTTCGGTCGCAGCACCGCCCGTGAAGGAGCGCTCCTCAAAGTGAAGCGCTGGACCGACGGCGAAGCGCGAATTATCGACCTTAAGCAATTCATGCATAATTCAAATGAACTCGAACAGGATAACTTCGGCTATGCCAAACGTAGTAGCCACCAGGCCGGCAAAGTGCCGATGGATTTACTTGGTTCGTTTATTTGCGAAGATCTTGCTACTGGTCAGCCTGTTGATATCGGTACTGGATACACCATGGAGCAGCGAAGAGACTTCTGGGCGCGCCGAAAAGAATTCCAAGGTAAAATTGTGAAATACAAACACTTCGAACAAGCAGGCGTGAAAGATGCACCTCGATTCCCCGTATTTCTTGGCTTTAGACATCCGGAGGATATGTAATGCTAACCACACTGCCGCGACTTCCTTCGACTGCTACCAATGAAGAAATAGTCGACTATGTGCGACACTACTATCCGAACCTTGGTCCTCTGCTGAATCTTCTTCGAGAACGATTGGAAGATAGACTTGATGATAACGAACAAATCAAGAATCTAGAAGGCCAAATCGAAACCAATGAAGCTGAAATTTCGAAACTCAAAGATCAGCTCGATGAAGCTGAAGCAGATCGGCCTAAGATAGGAAAGTGTCCACACTGTGGATCTGAGGTGACGCTGGAATTAGCTTGCAAAGTCTAGCATTCCTTGCTATAACTGAAGGTACACATGGCACTCCAATTTACAACATCAGCTCACGAAAACGCCAACAATGGGGTTAAAATCCTAGTGTACGGTGGATCAGGAATGGGCAAGACCGTTCTCTGTTCAACCATGCCCAATGTGGTTATGTTGAGCGCAGAATCAGGCGCGTTGTCTCTATCGGAGGCAAACCTTCGTCGCATCTATGGAAGTCAGCCGTTCACCTACCCTCTACCGATGATTTTGATTCGGACGGTTGAAGATCTTAACGATGCATATCAGTTCTTAACTCGTAGCGCGGAAGCGCGCATGTTTCAATCGGTAGCGATTGACAGTCTTTCTGAGATTGCCGAAACTGTTCTAAACAATGCAAAACGACAGGTGAAGGATCCGCGTCAAGCGTACGGAGAGCTTATCGAGAAAATGGAATCCGTTATTCGTGTCTATCGAGATATGCCAGGAAAGCATGTCTATATGGCCGCGAAGATGGAACCAATGAAAGACGAAATGTCTGGTGTCGTAAAGTATGGTCCGTCGATGCCAGGTGCGAAACTTGGACCTAAACTGCCTTACTTCTTTGACTTCGTGTTTCGACTCGGGCTCAATAAGGACGGGCAGGGTAAGGAGTATCGCTATCTTCAAACCTCTGCAGACATTCAACATGAAGCAAAAGACCGCAGTGGCAAGTTGGAAGCGATTGAGTATCCCCATCTTGGAAGTGTAATAACTAAAGCCCTATCATAAGGAGAACCTGATGGTTCAGCTTAATTTCGATGCACGAACCGTGGAACCCTCCACGGGAATGGAAGCCATTCCTGCGGGATGGTATAACGTCGCGATCGACGACTCGGAGATGAAGCCGACGAAGGACGGTCTCGGAGCTTATCTGCAGCTTCGGTTCAATATTCTCGACGGCCAGTACATCAATCGCAAGCTGTTCGCGCGATTGAACTTGCATAACCAGTCGGTCACGGCGAAGGAGATTGCTTACCGGCAGCTTTCGGCTATCGGCCATGCGGTCGGCGTTCTGCAGATTGCGAACAGCGAGCAGCTTCACGGTTTGCCGATGAAGGTGCGCGTAAAGATTCGCAAGGATCCGACGCAGCAGTACGACGACCAGAACGACATTACCGACTGGCAGAACATCAATGCTGCCGTTGGAGGTGCCGCTGCCGCTCCGAGTCCCGTTGCGCCGCCGCAGCAAGGGTGGGCACCACCGCCGATCGCTGCTGCGCCGGCCCCTGCGCCCGTACAGCCACAACCGACCGCTACGCCTGCATGGACCCCGCCTGCACCTAACGGTACACAGCCGCCCGCAACGCAGGCGCCTGCACAGACCTGGCAGCCCCCGGCAGCACAGCCGTGGCAGAACCCGCAACCGGCTGCACAGCCTGCACAGCCGGCGCAACCGACACAGCCGACGCAACCCAATCCGCAGACTGCGCCGCCTCCCTGGCAGCGTTAGTCTGAGGTGAGTCGATGGAGCCACTAGGCTAGGAGAGGTATCTTGAACTCTTGGTCCGTTGACCCGACAAGGGCGGGTAGGATCTAGTTGGCCGATAGCAGAGGTGTCCCGGTTTGATCCCGAGCGCGCTCCATCGATTTCTCTATGGAAAGAACATCATGAATCCGAATGTCCGTATGGCGACTAAAACGCTCGCTGCGATAAATGCAGCACTCGAAGTGGACCAAGGAAATCTTTATCGACATTATCTTCAACAAGTTTTACCACACATCAAAGACGCCTACAGACAAGATGAGGACAAATTCCGCAGTCACCTAGGAGCATCTGTGCTCGGTGGCGAATGTCTTCGTCAGATGTGGTATGGTTGGCGATGGTTTACTTATCGCCGATTTGATGGAAAAACACTTCGCCTTTTTAATCGCGGCCATTTAGAAGAAGCTCGTATTATAGCGCTTCTCTTAATGATCAAAGTACAAGTCTATCAGCAAACACCTGATGGAAAACAATATACAATCTCTCACGCAGGCGGACATATTGGAGGTTCTGGCGACGGCGTAGGTATCGATATTCCCGATCTTGAACCGGGACAGCCTGCTCTCCTTGAATGCAAAACGCATGGCGATAAATCGTTTAACGATTTAGTCGATAAAGGCGTTCGTGAGTCGAAACTCGAACATTATATTCAAATGCAGATGTATATGCGTAAGATGGGCCTTGCAGTCGGTCTGTATTGTGCAGTCAATAAGAACACAGATGATTTGCATCTTGAACTTATCATTCTTAATCCTGAACTTTGTGATCAACTTTTCGAACGTGGCGAAAAGGTCGTCTTTGCACTCAATCCACCAAAGCGTATTAGTGAATCGCCTGGATTTTGGAAGTGCCGATGGTGCGACCATAAGCTCGTCTGTTTTGGACTTCAAGGCGCAGTTGTCGAAAGAAATTGTAGAACTTGCGTCGCAAGTGTGCCCTTGCCTTCCGGCCAATGGCAGTGTACAATGCATAATAAATTCCTAACGAAGGAGGAGCAGCTTCGAGGCTGCATCACTTACAAGAGCAGAGAATGATTACACTTCGCGACTACCAAATCGAGGCTGTTAACTCGATCTACGGATACTTTGCGAAAACCAAAGGTAATCCAGTCATCGCCATGCCGACAGGAACCGGCAAGAGTGTGGTTATTTCCGGCTTTTTGCAGTCGATCTTTAAGCAATGGCCGAATCAAAAGATTTTAATCCTCACGCATGTAAAAGAACTCATTCGGCAGAATTATGAAAATCTCCTGCAATGTTGGGACTTCGCACCAGCCGGCATTTATAGCGCCGGATTGAATAAACGTGATACAAGATCTCCGATCATCTTTGCAGGCATCGCTAGCGTAGCAAAGCGTTGGGCAGAATTCGGTCGTGTAGATCTCGTTATGATCGATGAGGCACATTTACTCGGTCCTAACGATAACACCATGTATCAGAAGTTCCTTACGGGACTTCGTTCTATTAATTCTGAACTAAAAGTCATCGGTCTTACAGCCACACCATTTCGTCTTGGTCATGGGCATATTGCCGACGGTAAGAGCTTATTTAGTGATGTCTGCTTCGATATTACAACCTTTGAAAGTTTTAATCGGTTGATTGCGGAAGGTTATCTTTCTCCGCTTGTCCCGAGAAATACAAAAACGCAACTTTCGATAGAAGGCGTTCATAAGATCGGTGGTGAGTTCAACTCTACCGAACTACAAATTGCAGTCGATAAAAATGAAGTCACCTATGCAGCGCTAAAGGAAGCGCTCGAACAGGCGCATGATCGACAGCATTGGCTTATCTTCTCTTCCGGTATATCACATGCCGAACATATTAAAGAGATGATGGAAAGCTTCGGTCAAACTTGTGGTATTGTACATTCGAGAATGCCACCTAAGAATCGTGACGAAAATATTACAGCATTCCGAAATGGCAATATTCGAATGATTGTGAATAATAACATCCTAACCACAGGGTTTGATTCGCCCTGGATCGACTGCATTGTATGCTTGCGACCGACTGCATCATCCGGACTATGGGTTCAGATGCTTGGTCGTGGTACGCGACCGTATCCAGGAAAGAAGAATTGCCTTGCTCTCGATTTTGCCGGTAATACGCGCCGACTTGGTCCGATTAACGATCCTTTGATTCCAAACATGAAGGGTGAAGGTGGAGGCGAAGCTCCTGTCAAATGTTGCCCAACGTGCGATACATGGAACCATATTTCCGTCAGGAAATGCACTTTCTGCGGTTTCGACTTTCCGATCGCTGTTAAAATCAAAGCAGAAGCTAGCTCGCTTGAGTTGATTAAAGGCGAGATGCCAAAGACAGTCGAAATTAAGGTTGATCATATTACCTGCCGAGAATATATCAAACTGGGCAGGCCACCTATGATGAAAGTTAGCTATTATTGCGGTCTGAAAGTATATGAAGAATATATCTGTATTGAACATGATGGATTCGCTCAAAAGAAAGCAAGAGATTGGTGGAAGCTTCGGACAGAACATCCAATGCCGAGTACAACTAGCGAAGCTTTGGAACATATCGGAGAACTACCAGCCGCTACTCATATTCGGGTCTGGATCAACAAGAAATACCCAGAGATTCTCGCGTATTGCTTTGATGGATCTGCATTCAATAAATCATCTCCAACAGAAGATTTGCCTGAAGTTCAAGTCGATAAGAAAACTCAGCCAGTACATAAGATTCAACTTCTTGAAGAAGATATCCCCTTCTAAAGAATTCGCTTGCTCTATCATGAACTTTTTGCTATACTATTAACAGTAGCAAAGAGGAACAAATGCAAGACGATCTGAAGATTCCCGTCTTTCTGGATAAGCGCAAATTCGATAAGAACGGACAATTGATCCGTTTGCCGATTCCAGATTGGATTGATGCGCCGCGCGTGTGGGCGCCGATCAAGAGCGTATCGGATGTTCGCCGCAAGGAACGTCGGCCAATCTTCTGCGATAACGAGAATTTCGAAGTTCAGGTGAATATCAGCCAGGACGGCAATGCTCGCAGCATTGCAATCTATGAGAACTTCCCAGAATTCCTTGGAGAGCATGATTTCGAAGCTCATCCGGTTAAGAAGATGGCTACAATCGGAGAGCAAACTGTCGTTCTAGTCGGTGGATATATCACATCACCTACCGACCCATCAATTCCGGCACAGTTGATGTCTCGTGCGCCCCGTCAGGCTGGTACGCGCGATCTGATTTGGCAACGTGCTGATGAGCTCTGGGCCGCCGCTGGTAGCCCGACCGATATCAAGGTTGTTCTTAAGCTCCGCAAGGAGTGGATGAAGATCCTTGAGAAAGAGGGAGTAAATCGTTCGACTTGCTCCTGCGAACTTGGTAACTGGCAGAAAATGCGCCCTATCAAGAAATAATGCTTGCAAGGTCCGCCCTGACATGCTATTTATACTGCACGAACCGCATGGTTCCCTAACTCAAAGAAGGAGACTGAAAATGGATACCACCGACCCGAATGCGATGCCTGTTCCGAATCCGACCCCGACCCCGACGCCGACGCCGGTCATCGATCCTGCCGCGGTCGCTGCCGCTCAGGCTGCTGCCGCTGCTGCGAAGGAAGCTGCGAAGGCCGAAGCCGCTGCCAAGCGCGAGGCGGAGAAGGTCGCCAAGCAGGCGGCCAAGGTCGCCGAGAAGCAGGCGAAGGAAGCCGCTCGTGCTGCCGAGAAGCAGGCGAAGGAGAAGGAGAAGGCCGACCAGAAGGCCGCGATGCTCGCCGCCAAGGAGGCGAACAAGATGCCGGAGCAGAACGAGGTCCGTCGACCGAAGCCGGGTGGCCTCTGCGCCCAGGCTTGGGACGTGTTCGACGAGGTCTCGACCCGCAACGGACAGCCGGCTTCCATCAAGGAGTCGATGGAAATCAGCCGTTCGCGCGGTCTGAACGATGCCAACGTGCGCGCCGAGTACGCTCGCTGGCGGAAGTTCCACGGCATCAGCGGTCGGATCGAGGCGCCGAAGCCCGCGCCCGTTCCGGTCGCCGCAGCGCCGGTCGCCGCCCCCACGGCTCCGGTTGCTTCCGAGCAGCCGCAGTCGTAAGACCTAGCTGCTCGATTCAACCCGGCATTTGCTCCGTGATGCCGGGTTGTTTCGTCGGCAGGCGGCTAATAAGAGCTTACCCGGCCATCAAGTCCTGGAGTGAACCATTCTGGGACGGGGCGAGGTTTCGGATGTTGGTTTCCTTCAGATACCAAAGGTCTGTCCTCGCCCCACTACTCCGCAACCCCTAGCATCGCTAGGAAACTCGGGAGTGACTATGTTAAACCAACAGCCAATCGAGAAGCGAGAAGCACATCCGAATGGCGACCTAGAAATTCAATCTATTTTCTACACGATACAAGGCGAAGGTCCGTTTGCTGGTACGCCGGCAGTCTTTATCCGCCTTGCCGGCTGCAATCTTCAATGCCCCGGATGTGATACGGACTATACTAGCCAACGTCGATATATGACAATTGTCGATATTACTACGAGCGTCAATGACGCTTGTGGTTATAATGTCATCAGCCCACTTATCGTCATAACTGGCGGCGAACCTTTTCGACAAAATCTCGAACCACTTTTGAAACGTCTACGTCGATTGCTTTATTGGGTTCAAATCGAAACAAACGGTACAATACAGCCTCCGAAAGATTTTGAATATGAACAAGATCTCGGAAAGCGTGATGGTATATACATTGTCTGCAGTCCTAAAACTGGACGTGTACATCCAATCTTTCACGAAGTTGCATGTTGCTTCAAATACGTGATGTCCTATGACTCCGTTAGCAAAATCGACGGGCTCCCCATCAAAGTCCTTAACCACAATGTCAAGTCAGTCGTTGCCAGACCAAAATATGTCACTCCACTATACGAAAGGGACCGTGTCCCGATTTACCTTGAGCCCATGGACCATGGCATTGGCGATAACCCTGATGACTTGGCTCGCAATGAAGCTTCGCTCGAAGCATGCAAAGCCTCCTGTCTAAGGTACGGCTACATTCTTGGTCTGCAACTTCATAAGATTATTGGAGTCGACTAAATGACTATTACAGTTAATAATTATATCGTCATGTGGAATCCAAGAAATCCACTTTCACAAAAACACTTGCCTGGATTAATTCAAGTTGCCGAACTTGGCAATAATATCTATTGGGATCAACGCTTTTTATTCTCAGGAGGAATGTGCTACGTTCCAAGACGTTCTCTCTCTAGAGAAGGTAAGATTGCTATGATGTTTATTGATTTTCATACTTGTATTGTTCGCGATGGAGTTAAACCGAAAGACGCACATCGTGAATTTCTAAAAATAGAAGAATATAAAACATCAATATCTTTAGATATTGAAGGTGCAGTTCCAGGTGACGGAGTCTTTTAATGCCGAACAATCTTACACCAATTAATGATTTGCTTCGGATCTTTGAAGAAATCGTTAAAGGTAATGACATCACTGCTCTGCAAAAATTAACGCTTGCTGATGCCCAACTAATCCGTGTATATTTGTATGACCTTAAACTTCGAATGATTAAAGAGAGGGACAATGTCAAGTAAAGCTCTCGTAATTCTCTCCGGTGGACAGGATTCGACGACATGCCTCTTCTGGGCTAAGTTCATGTTCGAAGAAGTTCATGCTATTACTTTCGATTATGGGCAGACCCATATTCGTGAAATTCGTGCAGCTGAAGAAGTTACAGCAATGGCGAAAGTTAAGACTTGGAGTTTAATTCACACTGCTGAATTAATCAGTAAATCACCATTAGTTGATTCGTCGCAGTCTCTCGAGCGTTACGAAAACGCAGAGCAGATGGAAAAGACCATCGGCGATCGCAGAGAATTGACGTTTGTTCCGATGCGTAATGCATTGTTCCTCACCATAGCTGCGAACCGCGCTGAGGCATGGGGAATCAGTAGCATTGTCATCGGCGTCTGTCAGATGGATAATGCCAACTATGACGATTGCCGTTATGAATTTATCCGACGCACACAAGATTATATCAATGCCGCGTTGGGTCATGATCATCGAGGTACTCGTCCTATCCGAATTCATACACCGCTCATGGACCTGTCTAAAGCTGATACGGTTCGAATGGCAAAAGGGCTTCCTGGATGTTGGGAAGCTCTAGCCTATACGCATACGTCGTATGACGGCAAATATCCGCCTACCGACATGAATCACGCTAACGTGCTCCGAGCAGACGGTTTTGAAAAAGCTGGACTGCCGGATCCACTTGTGGTTAGAGCATGGAGCGAAGGATTGATGGAACTTCCAAAAACCACCAATTATGATGAGTGCAGAAAATGATGAAATCAGCACACGGAAATGTTATCGTCGACAAGTTCAATCTTAAATGGTTGGATATGCTCAGCGGTATTTTGAATGTGTCTCTCGGACATGGTTCGAAAGTTGTAGATGACGCACTAAACGATGTTATTATGTCTGGTCTCATTAACACTTACGATCGTCCTGCGGAAAATGCAAGACTGCTATGTGAACTTCTTCATCATTACGATTCACGTTTCGAATGGTTGCTAGTCAACACTGGAGCCGAAGCAGTCGAACGTGCCATCCAAATCACTGCCACTGCAATTAAAAGACTGCCGAAAGTTGCAGTTCTTCAAAACTCGTTCCATGGTAAGTCTATATCGATGTCTTGCGCTCGATATGATGTGCCTTGGGGTAATCCAATCGAGCTTATTACAATCGACCCAAATGCCAATCATGTACCATCCTTCGACATGCTTTTTTATGAGCCGATTCAGGGCTGGTCTGGGCATATGCCGGACGAAAGACGACTTCGTGAAATGTGCGATATATATGGCGCAACTCTCGTAGCCGACGAAATGATTACTAGCTTCATGCGTTGCGGTGTTCGATTTATGAACCGCAGTGCAGACATGGTAATTGCCGGTAAGGGTATAGCACAAGGCGCACCGTTAGCGCTGCTAGGGGGCCACTACAAAGCGATTCGCACGGTGCCGCCCACAGGGTTAAACACAACTTGCGGTGGCAACAACCTCACCTCAACCATTGGCCTTCGAGTTCTATCTCACTTAATTCAGGAGGAGATTGAACTTGGGTTTCGTGTCAATTATATTCAACGACGCCTACAAGATCTTGGCTTCTATGGTCTAGGCGCATTCGGCTTTAAATTAGTCGACGGCAATTACGACAAATTTCGAAAAGTGTTCGAACATTATAGGCTTGTAATCTCGTGGCATAAGCCGTATATTAGGGTTGGCCCGTCGTTCGTTACTACATCGGAAGAGCTTGACAGATTCACTCAAGTTCTACAAATCGCGGAGAATGTTGCATGTCAGTCATCGGTCTCGACCTCGATGGAACACTCGCCCGATTTGTTAAATGGGATAGTGGAGAAGCAATAGGCGAACCTGACCTTCGTGCAGTTCGTTTGCTCAAGATGCTTTTTCGTGCTCGGCACACAACTTGCGTCTGGACGACAAGACCCGAGTATGTGGTTAGAAAATGGTTGACCGATAACAATCTTATATCGTTTGTTAACCATATCAACGAATCGCCTTATCCGACCGAAAGCGGCAAAGCTTCCTTCGATTATTATATTGGAGACGATGCCATTCGTTGGGAAGGTAATAGCGACAGTATCTTCAAATTCATTTCGAACAATACTAATACTTTACCGATAATCCGAGAGACAGGATTCTCAAGTCATAGCCCCAAGCTATTCTATCAAGGCGTAGGTCGCATGCAAGTCGACATGTTCGAGGAGCATTGGAAGAAGGCTTGGGAAGATCACTCAAGTCGAAAGATTGCGTTCTTGACAATTTGTTCGCATGCTAAACCGTACAGTAAGAGCTTCATCCATACGACTATTCGGAAGAAGCTCTATGAGCTTGGCGTGCTCAATGAATTGGATTATATCCATATTTCGAATGCGGGTATTATTCCTGCACTTGCCGAAATGACCTATCCTTTTAATGCTTACGACTGGGATGGAACTCTTTGCGACCCACAAGTTCGTGAATATCATATTGCAGCGCTCAAACGCCGATATAGAGAATGGAGAGACACCTACGGCAAGCGTTATGAGAAGATTGTCATCTATCTTCGAGAAGGTGGCAATACATTTAGCGCTATCAGAGGCTTTGTTTATCCGCCGGCTGTATTAGTTGGAGCTGATCCAGCTGACGAACATTATCCGAAATACGTTGAATTGTCGGATATCGACGATTGTCTGACAAGTGAAGCGAATCTAAGTCTTCTTAACCTCGTTTTGAGGACAACGCTATGACAACGACAATTGGAAATCGTTATGAACTCATCGCTGGTCATTGGCTACCAAATGTCGCCGATAACCACAAGTGCAAGCGTCCTCACGGTCATAACTATGAAATCGAAGTTGTTCTTTCTGGACCGATACAGGAGACAGGTTTTATTCTAGATTTCTTCGATCTGGATCGCATAGTCTTGCCGCTTATCGATTACTGTGATCATCGAATGCTTAACGACATTGAAGGATTGGAAAATCCGACAGCAGAATTTATCGCATACTGGTTTCGAGAGCGCATTGCTAGTGCGCTATCTCAGAATGTCATATGCGAAAGCGTTCAAGTCTGGGAGACAAAGAACTGTTGGGCGATATCAAAACGCAATCCGGAGTTCTAATAATGGAATCTCTCAAAGCTATTATTCATGATATGTTGACAATTCTTACTCCAGATCCACAACGTCAAGGATTGGAGGAAACACCGTATCGTGTCGCTAAGGCGTGGCAGTTCTTTACATCAGGCTATAAACTCAGTCCGGAGAATATTCTTAAATGTTTCGAAGATGGCGCGGAGACGGTCGACGAAATGATCCTCGTAAAAGACATACCATTCTACAGTCATTGCGAGCATCATATGGCACCGTTCTTCGGGACCGCCACCGTCGGCTACATACCGAATGGTCGAATCGTCGGACTCAGCAAAATCTCCCGTCTTGTATCAGATGTGTACGCACGACGTTTGCAAGTTCAAGAGCGGTTCACTAATCAGATCGCAGATGCCATGCATAGCGTACTAAATCCGATCGGCGTAGGCGTTCTGGTACGCGCACGCCACCTATGTATGGAGAGCAGAGGTGTCTGTCAACAAGGTCATCACACGATTACCAGCGCCTTAAGAGGTGTCATGAAGGATGAACGAGAGGCCCGAGACGAATTCTTGATGCTTTCAAAATGAGAGCAGGATCCTCAAAACCAATGAGCGAAAAACTCAAAAAGTATCAAATTGATGAGGACGGTTGTCATATTTGGACTGGCGCGAAGGATCGAGATGGATATGGCAGAATGCGCGGAACAGTTGATAATATTCCATGGTTTAGATTTGCTCATCGCGCAAGTTATGAACATTATATCGGTCCTATTCCAACTCCTGAAGAAGACCCAGAACATTGCCAAGTTTTGCATCATTGTGATAAACCAGCATGTATTAAGAAGGAATGCTTTTATTTGGATGATCCTGATAAAAATATGAAGGATAGAGAACGCCGCGGTAGAGGAGTCAGACCTCGTCTATTTGGACCAGCTAATCCGAATTGGAAAGGCCCAAGATGATAACGTCAGCGCTACGCGGTGTTATGAAAGATGAACGCGAAGCTCGTGATGAATTTTTAATGCTTGCACGTTAACCCCGACTGTGCTATAATTGTAACATGAAAAAGGAATGCGGAGATTGTCAACTGTGCTGTGAGCTTGTTCCAGTCGAAGAGATTGGAAAGAAGGCTGGGCATAAATGTGGCTTTCAAGAAGAAGGAGTTGGATGTTCGATTTACATAAATCGTCCTATCTCCTGTCGTTTTTGGGACTGTGGCTGGCTAGTGATGGATGAGGCAAAAGGTCTTAAGCGACCAGATCAGTCTCATTATGTTATCCATCCAGAATCCGATACTGTTACCATGGATAATGACGGCGTGAGACATACGCTTGTGGTTATGGTGATCTGGATTGACCCTAAGTTTCCTGATGCTCATGAAGATCCAAAGCTTCGCTATTTACTTAATAAGAATAAGATTATTGCGAAACTCAACTATGACAGTGTTCGCGCGAAGTTGTTAGTTCCTCCTAGCGTCAATGATGAGAAGAAATGGATCATCAAAGATGTCACAGTTGATTGGAATACGCCTCGTGCTCAAGCAGCTTTAGCCATGGGTTTAGTCGATGAGAAAGATCGCCCATGAAGATGAACATCTATACTGCGGCTGTATATTCGAATGGATACATGCACGGCCAGGCTAGATGGGAGAAGCTTAACGATCGAGAGCGTTGGGTCTTATGGGAACTTCCACATATTCTGGAATCGTGGCATTACGTCGGCAAGCAAAAATTTGTCGATGAAATGCGTGCTAACAAAGCTCAGATCTTTCTTGATAGTGGTGCCTTTTCGGCATACACTCTTGGCGTAAATCTCTCAGTGGAGGAATACGTTGGGTACATCAAAAAGAACACAGATATCCTTAGACACGATTCTGACGGAATTGTCATGGCGTCCGTGCTTGACGGCATCGGAGACCCACTTCAAACTTATCGAAATCAGCTCGAAATGGAATATCGTGGATTCCGTCCGTTGCCATGCTTCCATGCTGGAGAAGATGAAAGATATCTCGAATATTACGTCGCTAACTATCCCTATATCACATTAGGCGGCATGGTAGGTTCTTCGACACAACAGTTGATGGTGTGGTTAGATCGGGTATGGAATAAATATCTGATCGACGGTGCCGGCAGACCTAAGTTGAAGGTTCATGGCTTCGGAATCACATCTGTTCCACTTATGGAACGATATCCATGGTATTCATGTGATTCATCGTCCTGGATTCAGAGCGCTGCATTCGGTACGATTGTCAATCCTCTACATGGACCTATCAATGTCTCTGAAAAGTCTCCAGCTCGACATGATAAGGGACAGCATGTCTCTACATTGACGCCGATTGAACAAGATTATGTTCTCCGTCAACTTGAGCTTCAAGGATTCACATACGATCGTCTATCGACAGTCTATGAATCGAGAGCCGCCTACAACCTCTGGTCTTTCGGCGTGATTAACTCGATGATCAATGCCAGTCAATCCGAAAAGTTTAAGGTTCGGATTCAAGAGCTTTTCTAAACTCGCTTTCTAGAAGCATGCTTCGGAGGATCGATGCTCAGAGAACTACGTTTCGTTCAAGGTGCAGTCGCAAAGAAAGATCTAGTTCCTTCAATGAAGCATTTCTGTATTGAAAAAGGTACAATTCGAGCTTATAATGGATCTCTTGGTCTATGTTCACCAATCGCATTAGATATCGACTGCAAGCCGAAGGCTAGAGAGCTTGTTCAAGCTATCGCTCATTGCAGTGAAGAATATCCGATGACTTTGTCATTGTTGCCGAATGGTAAACTTCGAATTCTCAATGGACCGTATAAAACAACAATTGAATGTATTGATGAGGAAACTCCTCATGTCCATCCAGCAGGCGAATTTGTTCATTTCACTGGCACGCCAATTCGACAAGCGTTGATGGCAGTTGAACCATTTATCGGTAATGATGCATCTCGTCTATGGGCCAATGGAGTTCTTCTATCCGATAAAAGTTGCTTTGCGACAAACAACGTCTGTCTAGTTGAGTATTGGATAGGTACTCAATTGCCGTTCACAATTAATCTTCCACATGATGCTGTTGACGAGATCATTCGAATTCAAGATGAACCAACTCATGCACAACTGACAGAAAATTCAATCACGTTCCATTATGCTGATGGAAGATGGATTCGTTCAGGACTTTATGAGAAAGAACAAGTTTCGATCTTTAAGAAGATATTAGAAGCCGACTCTAATCCTAAGCCTATTGCCGAGAATTTCTTTCATGCTTTACAAAGCATCAAACCATTCGTCAACAAGCAGAATGAAGTTTATTTTCGTAATGGTGCGATATGGACTAGCCACGACGATGAAGGAAGCGCCGCTAGTTATGAGTTACTGGACTTCCAACATAAAGGCTGCTACGCTTTGCCAATGTTAGAGCTGTTAAAAGGTACGATGCACAGTATCGATCTGTCATTATATCCAGCAGCTTGCATGTTCTTCGGAGATAATCTCCGCGGAGCAATCATTGGAAGGTGGATATCAAATGAGGAACGCGAGGCTGACAACGCATGAGCTTGAACTCACTCTTAAGGTCATAGACAAAGCAACAGCTCGAGCAAAGAAGGATAGGACACTCCTTCTAAATATCCGTCGCGTTATCGCGTCTCTGATGTACGGTAAGACGAAGGCCATCACACGATTGGGTTAAACCATGCGCCCGGATGCAATTGGCTTCTTCTGGAAAGACCTTCCAAAGATCAAGAAGAAATCACTCGTTAGACCGAAACGAGTAGCACCGAAGCCAGTGTGGTTAGAACCGGGTTATCTTCCAAATCTTGAAGAAGCTCAACGGTTTCCTGTTGAGATTATGACTAATCATGACCTTGCTGTCGCACTTACAGCAGATGATCATCTTATGTACGATATCGAAATTTTCCCAAATTATTTCCTTGCTATCTTCCGCTCTTTCGCTACAGGAAAAGTTGTAGTCTTTGAAGAAGATCTGGATCGATCGTTCACTTACAATAACGCCAAGTTCGAATGGATTTTGAATAATTTTACGATTGTAACTTTCAACGGTATTAATTTTGACATACCGATTACATCTATGGCACTTGAAGGTTGCGAAGTTGACATTCTAAAAGAAGCCGCAGACGACATTATTATTCACAAGTTTAGAGCTAGCGATATTCTTAGACGTCATAAGATAAAGCCGTTTGCTGTTAACCACATTGACTTGTTTGAAGTCGCGCCGCTATTTGCCAGTTTGAAAACCTACGGCGGTCGCTTGCATGTTCCACGAATGCAAGATTTGCCATTTCATCCGAACACTGTGCTATCACCAGAACAGATGGCAATTGTTCGCTGGTATTGCGTCAATGACACAACATCGACAGCATTTCTTTATCAATGCTTGAAAGAACAAATTGAACTTCGTTATCAGATTTCGAATGAGAATAATATTGATTTACGTAGCAAGTCTGATGCACAAATTGCAGAACAAATTATAGGTGCCGAATATAGACGATTAACTAATAGACATGCTCGACGTCCTATAATCGATTCTGGAACAGTCTATTATTACGAGAAGCCATATTCGCTTCAATTTCAAACACCGCTAATGAATTCAGTGCTCGAAATAATTAAACAGGCACCGTTCGTAGTAGGCGAAGATGGTTATATCGAACTATCTCCTCAAATCAAAGCATTAGAGATTAATATTGGGGATGCATCGTATCGATTTGGTATCGGCGGTCTGCATAGTAAAGAAAAATCCTCCGCGCATCATTCGGATGCTAACTATCAACTTGTCGATAAAGATGTTGCATCCTATTATCCGCGATTGATGCTACTGAATAATTATTATCCAGATCATCTTGGACCGATATTTCTACAAATCTTTGGAGCAATTACAGAACGTCGACTAAAAGCTAAAGCAGCCGGATTGAAGGCAGTTGCCGAATCTCTTAAGATTGTGGTTAACGGAACATTCGGCAAACTTGCTAATCTTTGGTCAATTATGTATTCGCCAAAAAGCATGTTTCATGTAACAATTGGAGGACAACTATTTCTATTGATGTTAATTGAGGCTCTTGAAATGTCAGGCATCACTGTGGTTAGTGCGAATACAGATGGTGTGATGGTTAAATGTCCTCGACCTTTATTGGCAACCTTGAATCAAATTACAAAATGGTGGGAATATGAGACAGGTTTCCAAACGGAGAGCAAAAACTATCGTTCCATATTCTCTCGTGATATCAATAACTATATCGCAATCGATGAAAAAGGCGAAGTAAAGCGTAAAGGAGCATATGCAAATCCATGGGACGATCCGAAGGAGCCTACTGAGAAAAAGCTTCATAAGAATCCTGTAACTACAATTTGCATTGCCGCAGTCGAAGCTTATCTAAAAGAAGGCATTCCGCTCGAGCAGACTATTTGGAAATGTAAAGATATTCGTAAGTTTATTCGAATTCAATCCGTTAAAGATGGAGCTGTCAAGGACGGCGAATATTTAGGTCGATCTGTGCGCTGGTACTATAGCATTGAAGAACGAGGCAAGGAGATTATACGCGCTTCAAACGGACATATGATCGGTAAATCGACCGGAGGCAAGCCCGCACTTCTCCTGCCTGAATCATTTCCTGAAGATATCGATTATGATGTTTATCTTGCCGAAAGCAAGAAAATTCTACGTAAGATTGGTGCCGAACTATTGTAGCGTTCGACTTCCAGTCTCTGCCAGTCGTTGCAATCGCGTACGTCGAGCACGAGTTTCATCCGACAAAGGTTCAACACCACCGTCGAAAATAAATCCAAGAGTAAAAATATCTTGCGGCGTTAGATTAAATTTCCATTCACTAATTGGAAGTGGATCGAACGGAAATTCAATTTCCTCACTTAGAACTGCGTTCATCTGTTCAACATAAAATTGCCAACCAGGCATAGTTGGTTCGATTTTATAATTGCCCGGATGTTCAGAATCTTCTATTCCATAACGTTTGACAAGAGAATTCTGTACCTGAATAAAGACAGCATGTTCTTCTGATAACCACACTGCCCGTTTAGTCAAGAAAAATGCCTGTATTGCCGGCATTTCCATTGTTGCTAGTTTATTAAGCGGAACGACAGCAGACATCGCCATTCCAAGAGTGATTTTAATGTTCATTTCTATGAACTCCATGGATTGCTTTTAGGAATTACTTCAGTTTCCATTTGCTTAAGAAGAGCGTCGATTTGAAGACAAGCATTCGCAACGCCTTCTTCGCCAATTTGATCCTGCACCCATTTGATGACTATAACTTCCGTTAGATTCGCGAACGGAATGTATTCTGCAGAAGGATTATAGGTAATACCTTCCGCCCATTGGACTTCAGCTGTTCGGAACGTGTCGGTTCCATGCACCCAATAGTGGACAGTTACGACACAATCGTCATGTCCGTCCACAGGTGTTGAAGAAACATCCATTTGACCGATTTTCCAAGAATATGTATTTACCATTTGAATCTCCTAAGCCGAAGCCGTAAAGTTGGCCCATGTCGTTCCGCCATCGATATTGACATAGACACGGCTCGTTGTTGTGATTGCCGTCGTATTGCTATAGACAGATCCTTTAGCAGCGCTTAAAGTCGGCGGACCAGAACCAACAAACCAACCTAGATTAGTTGTCGAGCTGATTTTATATCCGACTCCAATCGATCCGCCAGCTGGTACTACCGTCGCAGCATAGATTGTTAGATCGCCTGTGAAAGAATTCGCTCCAGCAAGTGTATTACGAAAAGCATAACCAGTCAGAACAGTTGTACCGAGACCAAGAGGTCCGCCGAGATAGTTGAAGGCGGTCCCTGCCATATAGAGGTTGTAGGTGTTCGCCTGGACGGGATACTGGCCATAGAAGGCATAGCTGTTGGTGACTCCACTCACCGGAGCCATCGTGCTATTGGCATAGAACCCAAAGAGGTTCGTAATCGACGAACCGGCACCGATTCCGCCAACTCTGATGTAGGCTTGATAGGCGTAGATCGATCCAACTGTGAACGCAGCGGCAGCGGTTCCCAGAGCGGCTTCAAAATACGCTGCTGTGCCAGTGATATCCGATTGGATAGTACCCGACGCCGCGATGGCACGAGTGAAGACTGTTCCACCGCCAGTCATGTCGAGATTGGACCGGAAGCTGTAGCCACTCAGATTTGCAGACCCGACGCCGAAAGGACCAAATACAAGATTGAATGCAGTTCCCGGGCAATACAGATTATACGTGCCGACTGCCTTGGATTGACCATACGCGCCGCCAACGATTGCACCCGGATCGGCCGCAGCGGCCCATTTCAAAGTCGATCCAGTCGTGCCGGCAGTGGCGACATGATTGCCGTTGTAGCCAGCCGGAATAGTCGCGGCAACGCTGCCATCTACCCGGAAGAGCTGTCCGACCAAGACACCATGTGGGCTGGCCGTGGTCGCTGTGACGGTTCCGCCAGAATAGGACATGGCGGTGATGTTAACGGTGACAGCACCCGGTGAACCGATTGGAAGCGCACTAGAGAGGCCGACATTAAGAACGCTAGCATCGATAAGATTTGCTGCAACTAAGACGCCGTACTGATTCTGGACATTGGCGTCTTGGGAAATCAGCCCTTGAAAGGCGTAGAAATGAGTGAACGAAGTGAACGTAGCTCCAGGAGCTACGGTTGGTTGCGTCGTGAAACATGAAGCCAGATTTGTGACATCAGGCTGAATCTCACCACGAACGAAAACTCCATAAGCTGACGCAGCGCCAGTTATATCCTTTCGGACATCTATTCCAACAGATATGGACCCGCCAGCACCGACGCTGACGGAACCATTCTTGTGAACGGCAAACACCTCGGTCAAACCCGGTTCGTCAGGGCCAACGTAGAAGCCCATCAAGCGCGAAGTCGGATCGCTCGCCTGATCGATGATATCCAACTCGATACCGAAGAAGATCGTCGAAGCGTTATTCCAGGTCGATGTTGCAAAGAGGATTGGATTGTAATCCGTAGTGACGCCTTGATCGATATTCAACGATGTGAATGCGTCGTTGTTGCTGCCGACAAACTCAGCGCGGCCCAAAGTGCTGTTCCACAGGAACGTCGCATAGTCGTCAGTTGAATTGAGGACTACGGTGTCCTGGCCCTTCAGATAAAGGTTGCTCGATATGGCCGCGAAGGCAACGACCGTCGTGCTCGGCATTGCCGCCGCGATGCCGTTGTTCAGCGTGATCGTATTGGCTCCGATATTCACGCTTTCAACGGTGGTGGTCGATGGAATTGCAGTCGGCAGGCCGGCGCAGGACGCCAGCTGCCCAGCCGACACGCCGGTCACGCTGGCAACGGTGAGCGTAGTATTTGAAAAGGTGACCGTCGTGCCGGACGGCATGGTGTAGAGCAGCGGCCCATCCAGCTCGACCACGCCGGCCGGCAGCGCCCCGCCCACGGCGAGGACCTTGGTGGGAATTCGCAGTCCAGCAATGGCCGAGGTCACGCGCTGGCCGACCACGATGCCGGCTGTGCTCGACACTGGAATTCTTGCAGTGTGGAAGTAGAACGTCGAGCCGGATGGAATCGGGCCAA